CGTATTTCACACCACTCCACCTAACACTTTTACATCCTCACTAGAATTACCACACATACACCCAGAAATATTTCACACCACTCCACCTAACACTTTTACGCAACACCCTATCTCACATCGCGAGAATAAAAAAAATAATTCATAATTTAATCAAACACTAAAATTATAAATATCCAAAATTAAAATAATAAAAAAATTTACGTTTTTTATTATGTCTATACACAATTAATAATTAAAATAATAAATATCCAATTAAAGATAAAACACCCAACTTATTAATACTATTTTTTATATCACTATTTTTATTAGAACTACCCGTTGGATAACTACTTACACCCGTTGGATAACTACTTACACCAGTTGGATAACTGTTTTCTAATGTTTTTGTATTATATTCCACACCACCTAGATCTGCTGCACTTACATTCATCATACAAAAACTCAAAAACAACCACACTTTCTTACTATTTAATAACATTTCTTATAATACATATATATTTTTTATTTTTATTAATAACGCGATTAATGAATATTTCATCTAAAATATTGGTGGGTGTGTGTCCACAAGGATTTGCAATCGCCAATTATTTAATATAACAATTATTTAATATAACAATTATTTAATATAACAATTATTTAATATAACAATTATTTAATTAATTAATTAAATTAATTATTTGATTGAATTGTTTCTTTAAATTTATTAATTAACGACGTAACCAATAAACTAGGAGGTGCCGGTACAAACTTTAATGCAACCTTTGTAAAAAATAAATATTCAATCACACCCACACAAGCAAAGATTATAACATTTTCCATAAATATATGTCTTAATGGCACACATTGACCACAACTATTATACACTACATATACAACTAACCCCAATATACAAATCCCCGTTATAGATAATCCAATAGCAGACAATTGTACCCACTTGTTATGTTCTAATACATATTCACTTGGTTCTTCGTATTTTTTTATTAATTTATCTAATGGTACTGCACTAGTAAACAAACTCAAACTTTGCTTAGTCTCATTATCTAAACCACGAACTAACGTATCCACATTTTTCTCTATCAAATGACCAATTTCCTTTTCAAACATTTCTTTTGTCAATTTACTAACAAATAATATGAAAAATGCCGTCAAAAATGTAAATAATATAATTACGTGTACAAAAACATTAATACTAAAAGAAAATCTAGACGAAACTGGTGTGCAACTTAAGGATACCATCTTTTATTAATTATCAAGAAAATAATTTCTTTACTATATTTAATAAAAGATGAACCCTTATCAAATTTCTAATATTATTCTTAATGTCACATTTATTGTCACATTTATAGGCATCTTCTTCTTTACATATGGTAAAAAAATAGAAGAAAATGTCGTTAAAAACCAAAGTGAACTCGTTGCAAGTTATCTCGCAAAAGATATTAGTACATTCATCGATAAAGATACCGCACTAAAACTCACATCCAGTCTTTCTACACCAGATATGACAAAACAAGACCAAGAAGTAGAAGAAAACAACAAACAATTACAATCACAAGCATTCTATACACTTTCTATGGTACTCATCGGTGGATTATTACTCACAATCATTATTGCCAAATATTATAAATTAAATCTCACAGATATACTACAAACAAACCTAATAATACTCGCATTCGTCGCCATCACACAATACGCATTCTTAACATATATCGGTCAAAACTTTATATCCTTAGACCCTAACTTTGTTAGACACAAAATCTTAATATCCCTTAAAAAATCACTTCAAGATAACCCATTTGATTCTGCATTAACACTTAAACAAGCTTCTAAAATGTTACCTGAAAAAATTCAAGAATTACATAAAACACATCAGTCACTACAAAACAATAAAGAATCAAATATACTACCACAACTACAACAACAAATTAACAATGTTTTAATAAAGTAAATTAATTATTAAATTTTAAAATAATAATAATTAATTAATTTTGATTGGAGTTAACTCACCAATATCATCCTCAATATCAGGAAATTTAATTTGATCAAATGTTTTTATATCCTTATCTAAAGAATCATATGTTTTTATAACATACTTGTAATATACATTCGATACCTTTACTATAATATAAATACACGTATACATCAAATCAAACACTTGACATTTATATACATCATCATCACATTTCTTTTGTGTCACCCTTAACCATTTTAATAAATCTAAAGTATCAGAATATACACTACTCCATTCTAATAAACCCTGATCCCTTAATAACCTATTTAATTCATACAAACTATTCTCACACCTTTCTGTATATTTTGATTTATGATAATGTGTTAATAAATCAGATAAATTCTCAATAAATGACGTAAAATACATGTACGGTTTTGTTATCTTTATTCTATTACCAGTTGAACATAACTGTTGATTTATCACCACATCTATAAATGCACCATTCGTCAAATATGTTTCAGAACCATTGTAATTCACAAAACTTATAAAATTACTAATTAAATAATTTTCATCACTTATTATTTCAGTATTCTCTAATATATAATGATTGTATTCTGATACAATCTTACCATAATTTTCAATGTTTGATTTATATTTATTAACAAAAATTATAGCATGATTAAATAATTCATTGTCTTGCATCCCATTATCATTATCTAAATAAGAATATAACTTCTCATATACCTTATCATCTTGTTTTAATACATAACTTAATTTTAATAATAATTTTATATAACACCATATCATTTGTGATACCTCTATCTTATTATCCACTTTTACATAAAATATATCGTTCGAATCACATTTATGACTTTCTGTGAAATTATCATCCACTTTACTTTTTGTAAAAGAAACACCGTACACATTTGTATCAAATATACTTTCAGAATCATCTTTAAATATGTTTTCTATAATTGTTGTAAAACGTTTTATAATAATAGCACCAATCTCATATGACGTATCTAATGATATATCATAATCTGATGATAACTTTGTAGATCCCACACTCATAGCTATTATATTCGCATTACGTTGATTATATTTGTTCTTATAATGATTTATAATATCACTCAATATTGAATCAACAATCGCCTTTCTTAAATACCAAAATAAACACTTTATCAATGTTACGTCATCATAATTATACTCTTTACTATTGAAAATGTTTCGTATTTCATCAACGTATTCTAATCCTTTAATGTGTTTTTCTCGCAATAGCTTTATATTATTCCAAGTTAATCTTATATTCGTTCGTAATAAATAATATATACCACCCCTCTTCGTTAATAAACCCTTTGTTTGAAACAAACACAACATATGCGGAATCAAAAAACGTTTTTTATCACTTTCCTCACCCAATTTTTTAAACCTTTCTGTTAAAGGAATCGTCTTAATCTCCTTACAACCCACTTTCACAACCTCTGGACAATTTTTTGGCCTATCTTTTGGATTATCTTTATAACAATCGTATAACTTGGAATTCTCTATTTCTTTTATACACGACTCTTTTTTAACACAATTTGAACACTCTATTAAAACATAATCAACAAAATCGTGCAAATTATCAAAATTTGATTTACAAATATTATCTTTTGTAAGAGTTGGAAGGGTCGTTATTATACTAGCCCTACCTTTAGTTTCTATATTTTCCATAAAATACGTTATTATATTATATAAATATAAAAAATTATATAAAATACTATCACTTTTTATTATGTATATCTTCACACATCTTTTTGTATAATTCTGTCTTTCTAATATTATCAAACGCCTCGTAAGTCTTTATCTTGACATTCGGTATTAATGTACCATACTCCTGTCCAATATACACACCCACCGCAAATATAAATAATGATCTAAACATATATTTATAATTAACAAAACAAAATAATTATTCATCTACACCAATTCATAATCTTATTTCTTTGATTTTTTTAGTTTTAAAATAATCTTTGGCATCTTCTTTGGTTCTGACTTTGGCTTTTTTAGTTTTAAAATAATCTTGGGTTTTTCTTCTGATTCTGGCTTTTTTAGTTTTAAAATAATCTTTGGTATCTTTTTGGGTTCTGGTTCTGGCTTTCTTAGTTTTAAAATAATCTTTGGTATCTTCTTTTGTTCATTTGGTACATTATCAGAATTATCTGATACAAATTTTTTAAACATTGCAACTTCATCAGATGTTAATAACATCTGTTCCTGATTACTCAAGACACGTCTCGCCTTTTCAACTACTTCCTTTGTCTTACAATTATCATCCTTACATGTTTCATCAAATGTATCTTTAAAAGTACGACCCAATATCATCTTTATCTTGTCTACCACTGTCAATACATCCTTCTTTTCCCTTTGTTCACTTATAATACGCCTTCTCTCTAGTAATTTCTTCTTTTCTGTAGATATTTCTTCTAAATTTTTTTCACGAGTTGATTTCAAATAATCCCTCAATTTACCCATATCAGATAAAAATTCTTTTATAAAATCACCCAATCTCATGTATTTTTGTAATAACTCATACTCGTCTTGAGATATAGCCTTGAACTTACCCTTGGCAGATTTGTCCAAAACTTCATCAAATACCTTTTTAATATATTTTACAATATGATCATCTTCACACTTTCTATCACCATCACAATTACTTAATACTGATGCAAAATCTAAATAACGTAATCTTAAAAATGTAATCACCTCACCCCTTAATCTATAAGATACTTTAACACTGTTTTCTATATTTTTTTGTATAAAATCATATATACGAGACTTTGTACCACTTGACTCCCTCATCTTTTCTAATAATGTATTACGCCACTTTTCAATTCTTTTCATATATTGAGGACTCCACAAAATATTCATATTCATATTCTCATCGTCTATTACTAAACCATCTATTAAATCATCTGGTAAAATAAAAGTCTTCTTACTATACTTGTCAACCTTCTTCATAATTGGTTCAAATTTACGAACTTCAACCCTTGGAACCAAATCAAGACTCACACCAAGAATATCTTGAATCATTCTATTATAACAATTCATCAACATTTTTACTCTGTCAAAATCTAACTTTGTACGTCTCAATTCTGAACAAACAAAAACATCCGGTAATTCCACAAGAACTGATTCCACAACCCTTCCTGAAAAATACCCCTTACCATACAACTCACTTATATAATTGTCAAACCCACCAAAATGTTCATCCATACTAACTAACGAATATACAACAATACACGCTATAATCATTTGAACATCTATCGACGAAGAATAAATATCAAAATTCTCACCACTACTAATTATTTTGTTATCAAAATAACCCAATACACTTTCTATTTGATCAACCAAATCATATGTATTTAACTCTTCTGTTATCACAAACGTTTTCATAATCTTTTTAACTAAATCCATCCATAATTTTTGCTTAGAAGACCACCCACTAAACATCCTAGAAGTACGCTCTATATCTCTAAATGTAGATTGTTCACCATCACCTGTATCATATTCATAATCACCAACCTCCAAATTAGATTTCTGACTTGATATATCAAAATCCTCAAAACTACCAACACTTCCAGTTTCACTGCGTTCACTATGTCTAAATGATACATCGTCACCTACATATTCTACATCAACGTTACTTTGCATTTTAAATCCAGACATCATCTCTTGTATATCATCATTTGTTATCTGTTTTATATTATTATCACCAAATTCTCTACCAGTTATAACATATTTACCATTATCTAGCTTTACATCAACTACATTAAAATATTTCCCATTCTTTAATAACAAATCCTTGTAAAAAATATCAGACTCATCTACCGTTAAAGGTATACCATTAAATGTAACACCAATCTTTGTTTTATACTCTTTTCGTATAATACCATGGATACCAGCCAATTCACCCATCATAATTTTAACATTTTCATTATCATATTTAAAAACATCCTTTTCTTTTAAAAATGTCACCTTTCTACAATGACCCAGATACCTATTCTTACCTAATACAGCCAAAATAATACAATTATCTATCATATCTCCATTAGACAAATCTTTAGATGTATAAATCTCCTCATTTACACCAATCTCTATTTCCAACTTTCCAGGTATAGTATATTTTATCTCAACTTCTTTACCCTTATCATTACCCTTTACTATAAACGCATATATTGAATGACGAAACCCAGATAACTTTTCAACCCTTTCACTAGGAACACTCACCACCCTTCTTTCTCTATCTTGTTCTTGTTCTTGTTCTTGTTCTTGTTCTTGTTCTTGTTCTTTGTTTTCACCAAGTATATCTTCAATTGCTTCATCTAAACCAAACGAATCACTACTTGCATCAGAATTGTCATCTCCATATTGTAATTTATCTTTTTGGGCTATAGCTTCAGACATTATATCTTCTAAAAAATCTTTACTAGATTTATCAATGTTTTCAAATGAACTTGTAAAACTATCTGACATATATATATATTTGTACTCAATAAAAAAAAATAAATTTAAAAATTTAAAATCAATCGTAAAACTTTATTAACATTCAATCATCATTTCATCACTATTTCGTTTTCTTGAAATCTCCATTCTTTTTTCAGCAATTCGCATAGATTCTTGCATAGATTGTTCAAGACTAGTTTTCTTTTCATCTGCTTGTTTATCAACATATACTCGTAACTTTTCTGTAAAAATTTCAAAAGCACGCTTAAGTTCCTTGTACTTTAACTTGTCAAGTTTGTCTTCGGATTTTTCTAAAGTAGGCAATATAAATGGTGCATTCTCAATGTTTTCTTTGACAAATTCGTAAATACACTTTACTGTTTTGTTGTTTTCATTTTCTAATTTTTTAATCAATGATTCCTTCCAAGTATTAACTAATTTTTGAGAGTTAGGTCCCCAAAGAATCTTATTTGCATCTTTTGATGTAACATTGTTTAAAATGTCAGTTGTTGTCAAAAAGTACTTTGGATAAGCCTTTGCTGTATGTTTTGATTCCGATACTTTAAACAATTCCAAATCAGCGTTTTCTTTTGAAAACGTAACTGGTCCAAACCACGCACCAAGTATCTTGTGACAACGTTCCATAACATCTTTCACCAAATTATCATATTTTTTGTTCTTGTATAATCTTTTAAATTCATTCTTTTCATCACTAGTCATTTCAATAATTTTCCAGGAACTACCAGTTTGTAAATTTTCACATCTAACAAAACCACTGTTTGCAATACTTGATTTGTTCAAGTAATTCATATCATAAAGCTTTTGAACATATTTTCTAAACTCATAAATTGTCATAGGATAACCAGTCTTCATAATTTCATACGAAACCAAACAAGCAACAATATACTTCACATCACTTGATGTCCAATCAACAACAGATATCTTTTCCAATTCAGATCTCATCATTTTTACAGCATCAATAATCTTGTCCAATACAACATACGAATCTGGAACATCACCAATTGCAGAACCACACTTTTCAATCATCTTCATATACTCTTTCTCATCCTTTGATAAAGATCTTTGCACAAATCCAGATCTCTCCATATCTCTAAAAGTTTCCTTCATCTGACCTTCTGTATTTTCAAACTGTTCAGCAACCTTTTCATTTTCATCAAACCCATTTTCATAATCCATATTATCTGTTTCAACTACTTCCTCATCAACTTCTTGATTTTCTTGATTTTCTTGGGTTTCAATTGTATCCAATATAAATTTCTCTTCTGTTTGCTTTTCAAAACTACAAACAAGCTCTCTATCCGTAATTGTAAACCCAGGCATAATAGTGTTTACATCAACCTTTGAAATCGTTTTCTTTTCACCACCACCACTTTTAGATCTTTCAAAACCAACATAATAAGTATCATAACACTCTTCAACTTGAAAATAATTTCCATTCATCAACTCCAAATCAATAAAAAATACATCAGATGTAAAAATCTTTCTAATCTCAAAATTTCCATTAGGCAAACGAGCATAATGATTTGTAATCTTCTTGTTGTTAAGAGCCTCTATTTCAACATTTAAATATGCAGATTCAATATTCACCAAATCACCTTCTTTGTTCTTATACAAACCACGTTCAACCTTTACACGCTTTCCTTGAGATGATATCATTGACTTATTCACTGTCACAATACGCTTAATAGATACAAGATATTGCTCTGGAATTTCTAAACTTAACTTTCCATATCTTCCATAATAATCTTGTTCAGCTTTGCTTTCAGAATGTTTGCAAACAAAATAAAATTCATAACCACAATTACTAGCTAACACCATAACCTTTTCACCATAAGAAAATTCACCAGTCTTGAAACTATCAGATACCATCTTACTCAAATCTTGCGCATCAAACATTTTTGAATAATCAAACTTCATAACAACCATTTCATATTTATCATCGTGAATCTTTAACAATTGAGCAATCTTCAAAATATTGTTATCCATAAAAGTAACATATCGAGCAAAACAAAATCTTGGCAAACGAATATCCATTTCACCAATACATACATTCAATAACTCACTAATCTTTGAGACAATTACACCAGATCCACAAGATGTCATAATTTCATCACCAATTTTCTTTTCACCATATTGAGCTGCCCAAACATACATTTCATCATCCATAGAAACACTTGCCATTGATGGAAAATATTCATACACAAAACCATTGTAACCCTTGTACTGACCAGATGTCATAATAACATTGCTACCGTGAATAAATTTATATTTTTTTGTTTTTTGTACATTTTGTAAATTTTTTCGGATTTTTTTATTTTTTTCAACATCTTGATTTCGATCATCAATATGAATAATTGACATATTTTTAACTAACTCTTGATCAACAACAGAGTTAGATTCAGAAACGTCAGAAACGTTGATAGCAGCGAATTGTTCAAAAAAGTTTAAAGAAGACATTTGTAATAAGATAATTTTCTCTATTCTACAAAAAAAATTCAATTTTTTATTAATTGACCTTTTTTATTAAGTATTAGCGTTTTGTTTTATTAGTGTTTTGTTGTATTAGAGTTTTTAGCGGATTATTGCATATAACAGATAATGTACAGATTGTATTATGTGTTACCGTAAAATCTCCCATTACATATCTTCTATTATTATCTATTTCAAAACCATAATAATTATCATATCCAACTTCTTTAACAGTTATACCTGTTACTAAAACATTTTTTATTTGTCTTCTTATATTTGATTTTTTTCTTGGACATAATATAGGAATTTCGTACGTATTACCTGATATACAAATTCTATAATAATCATCTTCTTTGTATTCTCCTTTATACCAACACCTTTTTTTTTGTTTACTTTTATAACAAGCAAATCCAAGACTTCTAGCTAAATAAATAGTATCGTCAATTAATTTTTCAGATTTTTGACTAAAATCGAATGTGCAGTTATCTAGAGACCCATCGCTATCTAGTAACCCAGCTAATAATTTTAAACGATTTTCTCGCGAATTACATTTATAAATCATCGGAATGTGTTTATTATGGATTAAATTTTGTTCCTTTAATTCTTGTAAAAAATCATGTTTAATCCATCTTTTAGATTTATTTTCACCCTTATATTCTTCACCGTGTATTATATAATTATAATCACTCCCTTCATAATTATTATATTGAAGATAACAATTATACTTTGGTAAAGTATTTTTTAAATAATGTAAAATAGTAGAATCTTGGTTTGTTATACATGTATTTGCGGATGTACCATCGCCTAACCATAATCCGATAATATAAGGATCAAAATTCAAATATTTTTCTGGAAATTCAATAGGTACCTTATACCCTTTTAATTTATTTCGTATTGTATTGCTTAATTTTATATAATTTTTAACTGCTATTTCTAATACTTCTTCGTGATTAACATTTTTTAAAAATTTCTCAGCTTTTTCTCTTTCATCTAACTTAAAATTTTTTCTATTCCATTTTATATTTTCAAACCATATAACTTGTAGTAATCTTTTTTTACTTTTACTATCTATTATATTTTGTATTCGTGATTTCCCAGATATTTTTAAACAAAGAATATGTTCTTGATTCACTACATAAGAATCACCTTTTGTAGGAATAATTTCATACATAAGATCCATTCCTCTTGCTAAAGATAATACTTTCCTAGGAGTAGAGTTATCACCCATTAAAAATTCATCAACCTTAACATCTTGTACGTTTTTAATTGTTCCATCAAACATTAATATTGGTGTATCAATTTTATGACATTTACTTAAACCTGGTTCATTCAATAATAAACCACCATCATTGTTATACTCATGAATCTCCATCCATTTTACTGTTTTTACTTGAAAATCTTTAAGTTTTGTTTTTAAATTTAAAGACCCAGTACCAGCTTCATTAAACAACAACCCTCCTTCATATTCTTTTTCCTGATTTAACATCCATTCAACTGTAGTTTTTTGAAAAGATTTCAAAGAAGTGTTCATTATACAATGATGTCTACACATCTAAAAAATTTCAATTTTTAATTGAATTTACACTACCTACACTACCTACTTTAGTAACATTTGTAGCTTTACTATTTGAGATTTTTTTATTTTATTTATTTTATCTTTTATGTGTTTTTTTTTTATTTTGTACAATTATAACACAATTATAAGAAAATGAATATACCACCAAATCAATACTCTCCTCAACCAGTTCCTCTTTTACCAGATGAAAATGAAAATAATGAAATACCAAGTACACCAATACCACCACCACCTACAATAATACTATCACCAGAAATATTAAATATGATTAATACATTATTGGAAAATGTAAAAAAAATAGAAGATGAAATAAAACTAATTCAAAATATAGATGATATAAATACTATATATGATAAATTAAATCAATTTAATAACGAGTTTAATAATATTTCACTTTTGACAAACAACGTTATAACATATGATATGGCAGTCATTAAAACATATATAAATAATTATTGGTTTTTATTAGATCAAATAAGACCAGTGGAAATCGAATAAATATTACCGCTTCAATGACGAGTACAAAAATCACACCATTAATATCTTTATAAATATTTTTTTTTTCAATTATTTTCCAAAAAATTCTGGAGGTTTAGGTGCAAATGGAGGTATTGAAAAATTGTTGTATGGATTAACACCATCTGCATATTTGAATTCTATTGTATAATGTGTAGGTATAGAATTTACACCTACACTACCTACAGTATCTACATCTATAGCTTCATTATTTGAACTTTTAGATTTCAACACAAAGATAAATCCTATTATACACAATAATACCAAACAAACACATGCCCCTATACTAATATACAGTTTACTACTGTCAATTCCTATTCCCAAAGGATCATCTGTTTTGTCTTCTTTTGGTGGTGTAGTACTCATCTTATATTTATACTTATATTATACTTATATTACAACATAAAAATAAAACAGAAAAATAAAACATAAAAATAAAACAGAAAAATAAAACACGTAAAAGATAAAATAAATAAAACAGAAAAATAAAACATAATAAATGATAAAAAATATAATACATTTTTAGTTTTGTAAAAATGAATTTAAAAATAACATTATAAATTACGCAATGACACGTCAAAAAAATGCAATAAAAAAACGAAAACTTGAAAAAGTTGATACATATGAAAAAATACAAAATACTATAGATATCGGAGTTAATACTGATAAACAATTAAAAGATTACAATATATTTGTATTTGACTTAGATAATACATTGTATCTACATAATGTTGACAATGTTTATGCTGAAAAATATCATACAAAAGTTAAAAATTTTTTAATGTATTTAAAAGATAATGATAAAATATTATATATAGCTACTCATAATTTCAATCCTGATATACTATTACATCGAATAAATATTTCACCATTACTATTTCATAGCATAATTAAAGAAACTAAGGATGTTCATCCACTATTAAATAGTATAACCGAATATACTAGTAAAAAAGATATGATTTTAGAAATATTAAATAACCATAATGATTTAACAAAAAATGATATAATATTCTTTGATGATCACGAATATAATATAAAAGAAGTTAATAGTATAAATGTTAAATCTGTTTATGTAAATGAATCTAAAGGTATCGATTTTACTGAAATTTACTAAATTCGTAATCAATAATTCGTGTATTTTTCTGGTAACGTAACGTAACGTAACGTAACGTAACTTAATCACAATTCCATAACTCATCGTACGATAAATAATAATTACCCTTATCTGTATCTATAACCGTATAACCCTGATCTTGCTGTTGCTTTGAAAACAAATTTACCCACCAATCTTTTAATTTGTCATTCATTATAGACATATCTCTTGATATTTTGTAATATATGGAATCTAAACTTAAATACTCAAACATATTACTTATTATATAACCATAAATTAGTTTTATAATAAATCTATCATAAATAACATTTAATTCCTTTTACCACAAAATATGTATTCTACAACCAGTTTAGATTGTTTTTCATCACTGTTTTTGTTTGATTTAAATCTTTGATACTCCTTTTCATAACACTTTACATCAGACCAACCTGTTGTTGTCATTAATTCCATCATCCTTTCCTTTGATACAATACTTTCAGATGAATAACTAATAAACATATACTTTGATCTTATTTTAGATAAAACTAACTTGAATTCTTCAAATGCATCTCGCTTTGAACAAAACTTTGATTTTGTATCAACTACATCACGTAATCCCGTTTTACCCTTTAATTTTGGATTGTCATACCTACTTATCGTTTCTAAAACGTGATAGTTATCATGATAACTTCTATTTGCAACATACGGTGGATCCATATAAACAACCTCGTATTTTGATAAATCATCAGTTTCTAATAATTCAACTATACTCTTATTATTAGACGTATGTTCTATACTTCTATTATCTCTAACATTATCAACCAAATTATTCAACAAATCAACATTCAATACTAAATTCTTTAATGCTACTTTTTTATAATTTTTCAAATAAGCACCATACACACTAGCTATATTACTTACACTAGCTACAGCATATAATAACAACTTTAATAATAACCTATATTCCTTTTCATTCACACCTTTACTCCTATATAACTCTTCTATATTTTGTCTAATTACATCTGTTTTATAACCATTTAAACTTGTTAAATATAATCTGCCATCAGGTCCTGCCTCTGTGTAATGTTTATATACAAAAAAATCTTCTGTATTTACCATCTCTAATTCACTTTCATCAGTTATTGTTGATAATCTTGTATTCATATCATCTATTATACGTTTTACCTTATCTACATCTACATTTGTCTTACACCACACAGAAGATACTACATACGCATAATGTTGAATATCATTTGTCATTATAGTATTACACCCACCTCTCATAACATCAAATGCTACAACACCAGTTCCACTACAAATATCTGCAAAGCCAGATATATCCTTGTATGATTTTCCTGTATAATCTGATACAGACTGTTTTATAAAATCCAACAACTTCATCTTACTACCTATATAATTAAAACTTTGAAAACACAGTTTTGTCATCTTATCAACACTTTTCTTTTCTACTTTGAATTTGTATTTAGTTTTTAAATTATAAACGTCATAACTTAAATTAATATACCCTTTATCTATCATACTTAACAATACATCTATGTTAAAACGAAACTTTATACAATCTCTATTATTATGAATCTGAATCTCACCTAATGACTTTGGTTTGTCATCAAGCTTGTTCAATCTAATTGTATTTGATTCATTCCACGTTTCTAAATCTTTAGATGTAGTAAATGATAATTCATCACTAAACATTATACGCTCACCCCCTTTACGATGTATAACATATACACACCCCTTATCAAATTTGTAAATTATTGTAGTATCACAACAAAAACAATTCTCTAAATAATTTTGTAACATTTGATTTTTGTTTTCCAAGAAATATCGTTTAAAAACATCTCTTGTACTCCATTCTAAAGATAACTTTTTAGATAAACTCACTAAACTACATTGCCCTATATTTTGGGGACATATCTTGTTTCCTGACATTATTGTTTTTATAGATAATTTACTATTATTACTCGTATCCAAAAAATCACATTCTGTATTCAAATTACCTATATGTTGTAATTTCATACGTTTCAAAACTGGCCCAATAGTATCCGATATATCATCAGATACATCCTCTGGTAATCTGTCATATTTTCTTTTAGTATTAAATTGCACTCCTGCTATATCACACATTGTCTTTTCTACCAAAATACCCAATTGTTCAGTATTCTTACAAGTGTATTTTATCATACCATTTAACACACTACGTTTCATTGTATTACACCTAAATCTTGATTTATATTTAGTTTTTTTTTAATTTAAAAAAAACACAATTTAAAAAAAAATACGTCCAATATATGACATATATAATTATAGTTATGGAATTAATATATATCTTACAAGTTTTAATAATATTCCTTATTATACTTTATCTCCTATCTAAAAATTCTGAAAAACACCCTGATAACGAAATAGACGACACCCTACCAGAATATAGAATTGATTTACCACCAAATTATGACATTGTTTACCCACCACCTGATTATCAAGATCGCGTTTAAATTGCAAGTATAAACATTCTTTAATTCATAAATGTAGACATCATCTGAGAACCAACTGAAAGTGTAATACCTTGTTTAATATTTGATTTGAAATCTGTATTATAATTATCCAATATAAAGGTAATAAATCCTATAGATGCACTTGCTTGTACTATTTTCATTAAATCAACATGTTTATCCATAGCTATACGTATTATTAATATAGAAACAAACACTTCAAAAAATTCGTGAATATAAATTAATAACATCTTTTTTATATCCCATTTACTTTTAGTCTCATCTACTTTTATAGACTCGTCTGTGTTTTTATCCATGTTTATATATACTTTACAAAATAATTATATAAATAACATAACAATTGCACGTTTTTAACGTTTTTTTATATGTTACACGTTTATGGTCTCGTGATTTTTTTAAAAAGCTTAAATTTTCTTAAAAAAATAAGGAATTATACACGTTTTTAACGTTTTTTTGTATGTTACACGTTTATGGTCTCGTGATTTTTTTAAAAAGCTTAATTTTTCTTAAAAAAAATAAGGAATTTTTTTGACACGTTTTCGAAATTTATACGAGACCATAAAAAAAGCACTTTGAAAAACTCTATTATTTCAAAGGACAATTAAGGAATTTTTGTAAAAAAGCTTAATTTTTATCGAATTTTACATAAAAAATTTAGAAGCACGTTTATGGTCTGGTGATTTTTTTAAAAAGCTTAATTTTTCTTAAAAAAAATAAGAAATTTTTTTACTCATTTTGTAAAAACTCGTGAGACCATAAAAAAAAGCACTTGAAAAAAGCTTGTAATTTTAAAGGAAGAATAAGGAAATCGTGGAAAAATTTATCATTTTTTCGAAATTTTTAAAACAAGCACGTTTATGGTCTGGTGATTTTTTAAAAGGTGTTAATTTTTCCAATCAAAAATAAGGAATTTTTTTCGACACTTTTGCTCCAGACCATAAAAATATCATATACGTTTTACAGATGGTTTTCAAACCACAAATCGTTAAATTCCTTAATTTTTTAGAACTTTTTTGAAATATTTGAAAAATCCTTAATTATGGTTTCATTTCTTGTTGGTTTTTCTTAATTTTTTAAGTGAAAATTAAGGAATTTTTTTTGCACCTTTTTAGTGGTTCAAACTCAGTCTTCTTATGCTTTATATGTATTTATATTGTTTAAATTTTTTTAAAAAAATACTAAAAAAGTAAGAAAATAAAGATGAAACCATAAAACACGGTCAACCCTTCAAACCCACCAAACCCCGTCAAAAACCCTCCAAATATGGTCTCAACCGTCAAACCCGCCAATTTGGAAAAAAAATCTCTGAAAAAAAAAATTGGAAAAAAGTAAAATTATAAAAATTCACAAAAAAAATTTTTATATAAAAGAATCAGGAAATTGGAGGGTTTGACGGTGGTTACCATATTTGAAGGGTTTTGGAGGTGATTTGAAGGGTTTGACGGGGGTCTCGATAGTTTATGGTTTAATTCTTAAAAACTTAAAAAACATAAAAACTATGGTAATAATTTTTGATGGGTTTTGGAGGTGAATATCCCAGTATTCATTTTATTAAATATTATTAACTTTAAATCAAAAAAGGCGGGGATGAGTGGCATAGTATACCGGTAGGTAGTCAGTTTAACTGACACCCTTGGTGGTTTGAATATACACGTATATGGCACATATGACGAACCACTTTTTAAAGCAAAAGATATAGGATATTTACTTGAATTAAGAGATTTTGACAAAGATGAGTGGCATAGTATGCCGGTCACTGTGAGAAAGGGGTAGGATACTATCCTACTCCTGGTGCAACCAATGGTGATGTTAAAAGGTTTAGTTTAAAGATATTATTTATTGTACAACATATGAACATCGGAAATACAAATACATTGACATTACTTGATAACAATAATAACAAGTTTATTACTAAACTAAAGGAACATTTCACAGAAGACGAACAGCAATTATATGTTGGAAATTTGTACATGTATATGAATTATCATCCAATTAACGATTTTGTTGTAAACTTGGAAAACGTATGGAAATTTATAGGTTTTTCTAACAAAGCAAACGGTAAACGTTTATTAAAACAACATTTTACTGAAAATAAAGACTATAAAATTACGCTCATCCGTTCGGATGAGCGAGTTCACGGTGGTCAAAATTTAGAAACTATAATGATGAATGTAAATACATTTAAAAAGTTATGTTTAAAAAGTAATACTGATAACGCAGATAAAATACATGATTATTATGTAAAACTAGAAAATGTATACAATGAAATTATCAATGATGAAATTCAACAAAGTAGACAAGAGCTAGAAGAAAATAAACGACAGTTAGAAGAACGTAATAAACAAATTGAAGAAACAGCAAGGGAATTAGATCTTTATAAAAAAAAAACATATGAGGAAATAGAGAAAACTGGTCACGTTTATATAATCCAAACAGATGGTGGTTATAAAGTTGGAAAAACAAAAGACATTAATAATCGTGTAAAAGGATTACAGACAGGAAATAATAACGAAATAAAGGTAGTTTTCGATTTCAACACGAGTAATTCGGATTTATTAGAAAAGATTGTTCATTATATATTAGATAGATATCGTTGTAATTCAAATCGTGAATTTTTTGATTGTGATCCAGAATATATTAAACGCATAATAACGGTTGTTGGTTCTACAATTGATACATTAAAGTCTTGTTATAAGCATATTTCAAACGATGATTTGACAAGACGTTTAGAAAGCGGTGTTAAAATTACGCTAAACAATAATACGCTAATTGATAAGCATGATAGACCACCAGAATACAGGGCTGAAAACGTTGGTTTCTGCAATTGGTTGGATAAAAATGTTATAGAACGTCATAATAATTTGTTAAATTTAAAAGATGTTTGTGAATCTTATATTGGTAAAAAAAACATACATTCAAGCGTATCTAATCGTATTAGAATAGATTTAGAATTATGGATAAAACGTAGGTTTGATAATATAAAATATATATACACTGATTCTTCTTTACACGGTATTCGATATAAGGGCTGGATTGGCTTAGAATTGGTTGCGTAATTTTTTTTTGGTGGGTTATGGTTTATTTTTGACGGGTTTTTGGAGGTTATTTGACGGGTTTGTTAGTTTTTAAGTGTCGTTAATGTACGTGTCTTTAACAAAAAATCATTTTAGTAAATAAATAATGAAATTTTACCTGTATAATTGAAACCATAAATTTCATTATTTATTTATTAAAATGATTTTTTGTTACCATAAAATTTTAAAATGTTAAAAGTATGTACTACTCCCTTTGAAAGAATTGCAAAAACTGGGTTTTTTGCAAATCTTTAACTAAATATATAAAACATTTAGAATTGATGTCTTTGGACAATTTTATAATTAAAATAATAAATATCCGATTAAGGATAACAGACTTAATCTATTAATACTATTTTTTATATCACTATTCACAAAAGTATTATTATTAGATCCAGCCTGATCAGTACTTATTCCTGTTTCTGAAATTAGTATTGTTGTAGTTGTAGTTGTAGTTGTAGTTAGCGCTTCTGTTTGTGTAATTGTTATAATTGGCGGTTGTGCTAATTGCGTTTCTGTTAATGAAGTAGAATATTTAGGAATACTCCAACCACAATATTCCATATGCATATTAACATTAGATCCTCCATTTGGACAATTTCCTAAACACCCTGGACCCTTATTATCTAATATAGCCTGACATAATTCTCTACAATCTGGACGTCTAGATCTATTTGCAAGACACGAATTCCCATTCCACGTACATAACTGAAAACTATCATTGCATTTCCACTCACCCGCATCAGAATGTTGATTTAAATCACCCTTTGCTCCACAATATGATTCTAATGTTTGCCATCCAGTTTGACCCATTCTCAACCAATAACCATCTCTAGTTTCATAATAATCATATAATAAATTAGCATCCCCATTAGCACCTAAATCCTGATATGGACAATAATATCCCTCAGCACTTACATTCATCATATAGAAACTCAAAAACATAAACAATCCCTTACTATTTAACATTTTTTATAATATATATATATATTATTTATTTTCATTTTTAACGTGAATAGTGAACATTTCGTCTAAAATATACATTCGTGTATTTTACATACACTCGTCCAGATAAAAATGAAAAAATTACACAAGTAAAGCATACTAATATAATGGGTATTTCAAATGATGTAGTTTTATGTTACGGAATTGAATTTTCTTATAATGATATAATACATTTAAAAAAATTAGATACAGATAGTATGTTAGATTTATGGGATGAAATGGGGCATACTTATTGTTCAGATTATTATGATCAAGAAGAAGAATATTATACTTATATTATAGGAAAAAATATAGATAATGATATGACATTAAATGAATTTATAAATAATATCAATGAAAATGAAATTAAAATTAATTTGCAAAAAGTATGCAATGACTATAATTTACAATACAGTGAACCAAAAATTTTATGTAGACCTAATATATATTAATCTAGTAATTTACTTGTTTTTTTTATTGGTACATTGTTTACTATTCTACGTTTTTTATATTAATTGCTCCATTCGCCACCAATTTTCCCTAAATATGTATCTATATCAGATGCATATTTTGGACAAACTGATATCATATGTTTTGTTGCGATGTCTTGGATGTCAGTTATTCGTTTTTGAAATTCTATTATATTTACACCACTTGAACGTTTAATTTCTTCATCAGAAAATGTATCCCTTAATGCCCACAAGTATCCAGATGCATAGTTTGCATGTAAAACTGCTATTAATGGACTTTTGTCTTGCAAACTAGCAGCAGCCCATCTTGCACAACCTCTTATTATCGTGTTTATCAATGTATTATATTTTGATGAATGCCAACATTTTGATAAAATATTAAATATTAAAAAAACAAATAGTGTACAAAATATGTATTCTACGATTCTCATATGTTATATACAATTCAATGATAAAAAAACTTTATAAAAAGTATTTGTATTTACATTTACATTTTTACATTGGAAGTATAATAGTAGCGCCTTTGTAATTGGCATATCTATGAAATGTTGTACCCATAACAAGTGTTTTAAAATTAATGTTAGTAGCTCTTGTATTAATATCATGGAATGGGTTTTTTACATAATAAGACCATCCTAAGATACTGTTTAATTTGATTCTAGTTTCAACATTTGAATAATCATAAATTTCTAACATAATTTCAGTAGGTAATATCATATGAATATGTGTATAAACACATATTCATTTTTATTTTTAAGTTGTATCATTTGTATCTACTGTATCATTTTATTATCTATTGTATCTATTGTATTCTTTATTATTCTTTTATAATTCTTTTATTATTCTTTTATAATTCTTTTATAATTCTTTTATAATTCTTTTATTATTCTTTTATAATTCTTTTATAATTCTTTTATTATTCTTTTATAATTCTTTTATAATTCTTTTATTATTCTTTTATAATTCTTTTATAATTCTTTTATTATTCTTTTATTATTCTTTTATAATTCTTTTATAATTCTTTTATTATTCTTTTATTATTCTTTTATAATTCTTTTATAATTCTTTTATTATTCTTTTATAATTCTCTTTATAATTCTTTTTATAATTCTTTTATTTGTACTCCAAACCATCCTTTAAAACGTTCACCATTAAATGTTGAATCTCTATATTGATAATTGATGTCTTTGTGTTTTTCTTTAATGAATTTTTCTATTTCTTTTTTGTACTTGTTTGATAAACTTGAATGAATTTTTTGTTTTTCTGTATATAATTGACATACATCTTTTAGTTTTAAAATACCATGAATTGATTTTTCTACATTTTCATCCATCCAATTATAAAAATCATTGTTTTCTTGACGATATTCGTTTGTTTTAACTTGAACTTCGTGTGGTTCTTTAACATCTTTGAAATAATATTCCAATAAAATTTTCATAAATGTCTGACGCCAAGTCATGTCTTCACGCATTCTTGAAGGTAAAGTACGATCTATTTTATATTCGCCAGACTCACTTGGATCATCTACAAAACGAGATGGGAAATCTATTACACGAATACGTCTCCATAATGCTGTATCCTCTCCTTTAATTTCAGGAAGTTCATTACAAGCCAAAAATAACTTGGCTTCCATTACAAAACTCATAGCTTCTTGATATAGACCACGTGCTACAATTTCTTCACTTCCAGTCAATTCCTTTAACAAACCAATATTTATTTTTTCACCATCTTCTGGTTCACTAAGAAATGCAAAACGTTTATGCATCAATTTTATTTTTTCGGTATTTGCTTCATTTGCATTGTTACGTTTACGTGTTAATAATGTGACTTCAACCTTTTCACCAAAATCACCCATTGCTAATTTCATCAAATTTAACAACTGACTTTTACCATTAGCACCTGTATCACCAATAAACATTAAAAAATAAGTATTTGGTATATCACCATTTAAACATTCACTCATTTTTTTCAAAACATAATCCCTAACACCTCGATTTGGTAAAACTTGTTCTAGAAATGTCAATACCTCTGGATTATCCGTTTCTGAATACTCATAATGTACTGTCAAGTTTACATAATCATCCTTTCTAGTCTTTCTAAATTTGTTTTCTAATAAATCATATACACCATTTGAAAAAGGTACCAAGTGCTTTTTACTATTCAAATTTGTAATAAACATCTCATCATTATTATAAATCTTGGCCCCCTTTATAATATCATCCTGATATCCAGGTTTATGAAATTTATTGATTAAACTTTTTATGTTTTTATTCAAATTAATAGTTGTTTCATCAGTAAACTTTGTATCATAATGTGTTTTGATTTTATCAAACATCTTTGATAAATCTATAATTGTCTTTTTCATTTCTATATTATCATTATCACATCTCCATATTGCTCCTGTAAAATAATACCAATTATTACGAGAATACACAAAATCTTTGTTAATTGTGAATAATAGTTTTGAAATCATTGTAATTTTATGACCATCTAAAACCTGATTTATAATATTTGTAACTTCTTTGTTTTTAAAAATACCATTGTCTAATTTTATATCACAACTAAAATCCATCTCTGAATTATTGTAAATGTTTATAATGTTATTGATCGTTCCATGGTTTACAAGTTGATTGTAATTCATCCAAAAACTGTTTAGATGTTTATATCTATCATCTAATGGAATAACTTGGTTTTTAGGAAAAACTGCCAAACATACTTTACATTTTAAACAATAACCATTGTCACTTATTTGATGTTCCACATTACATTCTGGACATTTCCCCTTTAAAATTCCTACTAAACTCTTATCTGCAACATTACCTCTAAAAATCATGGCTTTTCTGTCAAATTGAACTTCTTTTACATCTTTATCAAAGTTTTCATTAATGTAATTTTTACATTCTACTATTGCATGATCTATTAAATCCAATTCTTCCTGATTAATTTTTAAACACTTTTTTATAATCTCATTTACTTCTTTCGGATAATTCTCTAACTTAATTTCGTTATATTTATCCTCGTTACATTCTGTGTTATGACATTTTTGTTTAGCACTTGACGTATCTATAACTATATATTGATTATTACCTCTATGTTCTTTGTCTAAAAATGGACAATAACGTTCCATTAAAGCAATAATAATACAATTATGGTGCGTATCTATAAATACATCTCTTATTCTGTTTGGGAAATGATGGAATTCTCTTTGTACAAATTTCCTTAAGGTTTCCTTATCCTGATTATTCAACTCTTCTGGAACATTTACAATTAATTTTTGCACTTTTTTATCTGTTGTCAAGTCTATTATACCATCAACTAATTGTAAGACACTTACATCACGACGATCAAATACAATATATTCTTCAGTAGATATATAACCAACAAATGACTCTATATCATCAAATTCATCACTAGCTTCAGATCTTACTAATGGACGATCTTCATTTGGTTTTGAACTGTATAATGTCCTAAATAATCCTTCCCTATATACACTCGGATCTATTATATATTTATTATCATTATCTCTGTATTTATCTAAACCAAATTTCTTATATAACTCTTTTAATATACTTACATCCTTGAATACTATTTCTTTATCATCTTTGTAAAAACGTAAGATTAAATGAAATGACCGTTTTTTATCTGAATGAGATTCTAATATAATACTCCGCATAGTTGTATCGGAATATTGTGCTTCCACTAATCTTTTAGTCCTTTCTATACACATTTCTAAAATTGTTTCATACTCATAATAATAATCAACTACAACATCTGAATTAGTTTCTGTTTCTGTAATATGATCATTTACAACAACGTTTGAATCATTTACAACATCTGAGTGAGTAACCTTTTCAATTTCATTTTGCTTGTAAATTTCAATATCGTAATAGAAACAAACAGGTGTTTGGGAAGATATACATTCGTAAAAATCTTTTCGCTTGTTACGTTTTATAACATTTAAAAAGGTATCATAGCTATCAACAAAGAAAAATTTTTTAATGTTGCGATTACATAATAATTTTTTCGATGGTGTTATTTTAGCTAACGCATCCTGTTTATTATCAAAATATTCTATTGGTCGCATATTTTATTCAACTTGATATTATTAAATAAAATATGTTTTTAAATAATTCTTAATGTAACTAAATACTTGAAAAAATAACAGATTCTAACCCGACATAATAATAATTTTGATATATAATATACAAGTCTAGTACTATCATTCCAGTACTTGATACTATCCAAGGCATATTAGTTTGTATAGTTTGTGGATCTATTGTAAATACAGCTATATAACTAGCATTTCCTAAAATTGCAAATATGTACATTAAAACCGATAACCCTTCTGTTGATTTGTTTTTATAATTTAACCATATTTGTGGAAATCTACCTACTATATAAAATGTAGTTGTTACCCAACCAATAATCTCCCCAATTAAATCGTGTGATCTTGTTATAATTACATTTAACATAATACAAATCACAGTATTCACACATAAAAAAATGATTGTTGACAATAGTTGAATTTTGTATTCCTTTGTAAAACTCTTTGAGTTGTCATAGTTGTCATCGTATTTATCTCTGTAATATAAAACAAAAATAATCATCGAAGCACCTACTATAAAATGAACCCATCCTATAATAATTATATTTGTGTACATATACAATACTATTGTTCCTATCAAACTTAATATATCTGCCTGAGTCCATAATAATAACATCAATAATGATATTCCAGATGATGATTTTGATTTGTATATTACAAAAAATTGTGGTATATAAATAATACTGTAAAATAGTAATGATATTATACTTAAAGAATATGATAATCCATCTGATACCATCTAATTAATTTGTCTCGAAATTGTTTGTAATTCAATTTCTTTGGTTTGATATAGTAAAAAATATATTTTGTTTGATATAGTAAAAAAATATATTTTGTTTGATATAGTAAAAAAATATATTTTGTTTGATATAGTAAAAAAATATATTTGTATATTGTAAGTTGTAAGTTTATGTTAAAAGCTAAAAAGTTTTCACGTATTAAAAATAAGAAATTATATAAATTTTTAAGAAGTATAGATATAGATATAGATTATAATGAATCAACTGATGAAAAATGCGATACAATTTTATTATACACATATTATATTAGTTTATATTGCCTACACGATTTTTGTTATGATTTTATAAAAAATAAAACTTTTTTAAGTAACGATAGTCGTTTTGACTACACTATACAGAAAGAAATAAATACAAATACATGGATGTTTGTATGCGATAAACTAATTGTATTATATATTGATAATGATGATATTGAAGAATTTTGTTTATCTTATATGTTTTCTTCAGTATATCGTTTTGTCATTCGCGAAAATGATTTTGGATATATTGCTATTTCTGTATCACATACTACGGATGATATTGATGATGACATTCTTAAATTTTATATAATGAATTTAAGCAATCCCAAGTACATACTAATGTCTTATTTTTTAAAAAACAATACACAACATCAACAAATCCAACAAAATCAAGAAATGTATTCTTTAGAAGAATTGCCGCTGCTAACAAATAACGAAAATGATGAAATGGTTAGTTTTATAATACTTAATCAGAATGTACAATCACTTTTATACAACCAATGTGATAATAAACGTGACTTGTATAAACATTATGATATTATTGGTTATGGTGAAATGAATAGAGATTTGAACATATTTGTAGAATTCATATTTAATTACGCGAATGCTTTTAAAAATTATCCAGTTAATTATTTACCATTTTAAATTTGTATATAATTAGCAGTCACATATTATAATAGACTATTTTCTAACGTTATCATAATTTGTTTGGAAATAATCTATTGTTTCTTTAAGACCTAAATTTAAATTTGTAAACTCAAAATCTGGTAAATAATGCATTAATTCAGCATTTGTAGCAGTTTTTTTATATTGACCATCTGAATATGATGTATCATATATAATTTCTCCAGTAAAATCAAATGTTTTGCTTATAGTTTCTACTACAGTTTTAATAGAAACTTCTGAACTTTCCGCTGGACTAACAATACACGAAATACTTTTCTCAAGACATTTCTCAATACTTTTATAATCTATAAATTTTAGAATAACTCTTGACAAATCATCTACATATAAAAATTGTCTTAAAGCATTACCTGTACCATATACTGTTAAATCTGTATTTGATTTTTTAGCAATGTATGTTTTATGTATTAAGCCAGGAATTACGTGACTACTTTTTAAATTATAGTTATCATAATCACCATATAAATTTGTTGGTGTCAAATTAATAACAGTTGTATTACAATCCTTTTTTTTTGTTAATAAATCACCTGCTAAATGTAAAATTCTTTTTGAATAAGCATATCCTATATTCGAATCGTGTGGTAAACCATTATGTAATTGATCACTTGTTAATGGATAAGTAATTCCCTGGTCTGGAAAAATACACGTCGATAAACAACTAATCAAACGTGTTACACCAAAACGATTACAAGCATCTACCACATTTGTATTTATACGTAAATTATCAATCAAATAACCATAATTATTTGACATGTTTTCATAAACACCACCTACACAACTTGCAAGATGTACTACAACATCCGGCATATATTCTTTAAATAAAGAATCAACTGCATGCAAATCTCGTAAATCACCATCCTTACTTGATAAAAAAACAAAATTATGAGTTGTATTAGACGCCTTTACAACTTTTTGTAATGATTGTCCTACTAATCCATAACCTCCTGTTACTAATACTTTCATTTTATTTAATTATAAATATTATATTTTTAAATATAAATATTATATTTTTAAATAAAAGATTTGATTAATGACACTTATTTTTTTTTTTTATACGTTTATTTACGTGGTCGTAAATTAAAAATTAATTGATTTGTCAATATCTAAAATATCTTTGGTATGATCGGCATCATGAAAGGAAATAAAATTAAATTTAGTAAATTGATCTAACTCATCTGTGTACATTTTAATGCAAGTTGGGTAAATACCTGATTTTTTTAATAAATTTGCAAATGTATAATCTTCAAATATATCTGTAGAATATATAGAAAAATTATGATATGAAAATTTACTAACTATATTTTGCAAAGATCTTTTACTTAAAAAATACATTGGTCCATAACAAAAATCCAAGGCTTGTAATGAAAATGTTAAATTTTTTAGCAAGTTATTTGACACTTTAGATTGATGATGAGAACATAATATGTTGTTTATTCTATAAGCATGACCTACATAATCATTTTTATTAAATGTATCTATGTTATTATACAACTCTTTCAAATTGACAACTACATCATCATCTATTTTAAATACACCTGTTATATTAGATGTTTCTGGCATATGTAAAAGTGCTTTATATGCACATGCTAATTTAATAGTAAGATATTCATATGTATCAGGGCATTTTACTATTAATGTATTTTCATCTTTATTATAATGATAATCATTTTCAATTGATTCATCACCATAAAGAATAATGTATGGTAATTTTACTTCTTTTAACCAATGTTTATCTCTAACCTGTTTTAAATTTTTCTTATGTGTAAGTAATAATATATAATACATGTATTATTGTTAAATTATATTAATTTTAAATTAACTTTTTAAACAAAATGCAAATATAAAAGAAAAGTAGATGGTATTTATGGATAGAGTATTAGATGTAATTGAAATAAAGATTGGGAAATACAACAAGTAATGTTTTAATTTCGTTTTTATTGGAATATTTTATTTCTAAAAAATTCATTTAACATTCACAGTGGTTTAGTTGTTAAAAAAAATTTAAATTAAATAAATATACATTATATTTACATACTTCTATAATATATAATATGGATATCTTGAATAATAGTAATTTGAGTATACTTCCATTTGAAATGTTAATATACGTTTTAAAATATACAGATGTAATAACGGTTAGTAAATTATCTTGTGTAAATAAATATTTTAATAATATGATAAATGATAATTTATGGAATATAATTGACAAGTTGTATAAACACACTGATACAATTTTAATACCAAAAACTATATGGACATATAACAAGTATCTTTATTTGGTAGATTGGAATAATATAATAATGTATAATCAGCAACATAATAAAATTATACATGAAGATGTGATTATTTGGATTCCAGATATACAGGATTTACATATAATTGCAGTATATCAAACATTATCTGAAAAAACAATACGTATGTTATATGATAAAATAGATCGGTCAATTTTGTTGTCAAAACAAATAGTTCCACTAGATATTATTTATTACATAATTAGTTCTTCACATGATAATATATCAGTTACAGATTGGTTTAATATATGGTTATATCAAAAAGTAGATTGTGCATTTGTGACAACATTTTTCGATAAAGTAGAATGGCATGCTTTATCTATGAATAAAGAAGTGGTTTCAGTTGATTTTATAAATATGTTTGGAAAATATATTATTTGGCAAGAGTTTACAAAACATAGTATTCACGAAAATATATTAAAATATTATATAGATAAATTTGATTTTATATGTTGGAATAATATTTCTAGATATACAGAATTGTCAGATACATTTATGAAACTTCATTTACAAAATTTAGACTTGGGAACATTGATAAGATATCAATCTATATCCCAAACTTTACTAGAGGAAATAGTAGAGAACTTTAATGATAACGATATTGATTTTTATATGCAAAATATAGGCACATATCAAAAAATATCAAAAAAATTTATAATTCGTTATAAATATTATCTCCCACTTCGAGTATTGATACGAAATAAACATATACCTAGATCTGACATTCATACTATATACGGTAATATTTCTAGAATTTCTACAATAGAGTTTAACAACCTTTTTTTACAATAAATAAAAAAATTCATTATAATTATTTTATTTATAAATAATATTAAAGATGGGAGCATCTAAAACTAAATCTAATGTTGCTATAAAAGAACTTAATGAAACAGATTTAAACATCAACCAAGAAACTTTTAATAAAGTTAAAAATACGTGCGAATCGAGTACTAGTCAGAAAAATGTTCTTAATATTGTTGGTTCTCGTATTAAAAAAATGACTACAGATCAAAAAAATATTGCGAAAAATACATGTATATTACAATCAGCAATTACAGCCACAAAAGGAACACAAGCTAACAATGATTTAATGTCGTCTATTAAAGCTAAATTAGAACAACAATCTACTGCAGGTATTGGTTTAGCAAACGCTGAAAGTAATGTAAGTATTGATAAACAAAATAAATTTAAGTTTACTGGTAGTCAAACAGAGGTTAATGATGTTATTATGGGTTGTATTCAATCTGCAGATCAAGAAAATATTATGAATATTGTTGGATCTGATGTTGAAGACTCTTCATTTAATCAACTGAACGAAGACTTTAAAAGTTGTCTTTCTACGTCTGGTGTAGCATCAGAACAAACTGCTAAGGCAGATAGTAAAGTTAAATCTACTTCAGATACTGAAACAACTCAAGTTGCAAAAGGAATGAATCCTCTAGCGGATCTTATGGCTGGTTTGGGATCTTTAGGAGCAGCTGGTTCTGCTGGACCTATAATAAGTTGTTGTTGTATAATTTTATGTTGTATTTCTATCATTGCAGTGTCTTTGCTTGGAGGAGCTGGTGGAGGTGGTATGCCACAAATTCCAGAAATGTCAGAATTGTCAGAAATGTCACCTCCGTCGTATTAAATAATTAAATATTAACTTAAATTTCCCAATTCATAACCTATCAAATAAAACAAATCATAAATAACAAAAGATTTTTTAGAAGAAGCCATTATAATGTCACGTATACTTTTTGTATTATTATAATCTGTAATAACTATTACTGTATATACGTTACCACATATACTATCAATCATATTTAAATCTTTTACTTGTATATATTTATCATATTCTATATCACCATACTTTTCATTCTCTGGAAGATTACCTATTAATACTAACTGATAACCAACATCACTGTATTTTTTTAATGTACTATTTAAATTTTTTAAATAATTATACCAATTTTTATTATTCATATCATATGAAACATTTTCGTAAATCTTACATGTTAATTCGTCATATAATTTACTGGAAACGTTTTTACTAACAGATTTTTCACTAGATCCACTAATTGTAGAAACTAACCAAATTTTGTCAAGTATTAAAGCCTGTTCTAATTTTAAATCTGCATTACAACAAGCTCGTTTTAAAGAATTAATATTGAAAATATTATTTACATTAATATCCATATTCAATAATTCCATATTATATATTATAGAAGTATGTAAATTAACGGATAATATAGTCGTATTGTCGTGACTTAAACTCTTACAACACTTTAATATTTCAGACGGATTCTTTGTATATGTTAAAATATCATTTAATATTATCACATCAAATTTACCAGATTCATTTAATAAAATTTCTGATATATATTCTGTTAAGACAAATTTATTATGTTTGTGTTTTGAAAAAAAACTGTTATTATATAATGGTGAAACAGAAAATCCTTTTATATGATATTTGCTTACTTTTTCCAACAATTTGTCATAAATAACATCTAGCAATTTAGTATTAATATCATTTAAAACTAATATTTTAATATCCTGTTCCGGATCGAATTCCATTTCTGATATTTTTGATAAAACATATTCTGTAAAAGAATCATTATTATACTGTGTTTTTACCTCTTTGTAATTTACAACTGGTAAAGACGATTGAATATGAAAACAATTTTTACAATACTTGTATTCTGGTTGTATACAATAAGATAACGCATAACCTAAATCATCATTTTTACACAATATACATCTAAATTTAGATTCTTTGTCATCATTCGAATTTTCAACTTTATCTTCAATATTATCATTAAAGTTATCATTATCTACTATTTCTTCAGTGATAATTATATCTTTATCAACTTCCATTTTACATTTCTTTAATAAAAATATAAAATGTTTTAAACTAACTAATAGCATTTAAACCATTATTCTTTTAAATATATTTTTTTTTCTTTTTAAACTAAACTTGATTGAACCATTTCTTTTACTAAATCTTCAAAACTATATTTTGGCAACCATTTCAACTCATTTCTTGCTCTTGAAGAATCTCCGATTAAACATTCTATATCAATATCACGATAATATTTTGGATTAACTTTTACAATTATATGTGGTTCTAAATCATTTTCTGTTCCTTTTCTAATACCTACCTCATTTACACCAGATCCTTGCCATACAATTTCAATACCAATTTCTTTAAATGCCAATTCAACAA